CCAACTGCAACTCCAAGTTTCGCCTTTCATTTCTTGCCAAAACTCTCTGCTTTGCCAAGTCATATTACACATGGCCGCATACAAGTTTTGAGAATACGATTCACTGGCTTTGGCTTTATCGCATAGTTCTTTACTGCTACGCAAATCGTACTCTAGATTGTTCTTTTGCCAATCTGTATCCTCAATCCTGTTTGCTTCTTGTTCTCTCCAAGATTGATACATTTTAATATAATCGGGATTGGGCAGTTTGCCTTCTTCCTCACAGTGTTTGATATACCTTTCTTTTTGAAAAGTGTGTCGTTGAGGACTAGATGCTACTTTCTTTGTCAATGCCATGCTCCTTGAAAACAGTGTCGAACTTCGTGTCCTAATGTTTGCATTGTAGGACTTTTTTTGGTTATTACTGTGCAGGTGAAACCGGTAGGAGTTTTATCCCAAAACCCGCAGGCATTGACAGAGTATCCAAAATCTCTACCATAACGGCGCTTTTGTTCGCTGTTACAATACTGGCTGACATTTTCAACCGGCAGCCAAGTAATAGTACTAGTTTGAGTAAAATTAGAATTTGTAGGAAATGATTTAAAAGGATCGTCCCATGCAGGAGTATTGGCTGTATTAAATTCATCAGCGGCCATAGCCATGGAACTAAACAACATTAACATTACAAAAACTTTTTTCATTACAAGCCTCTCTGTTTGCCTAAATTGGTGTAGACGGCAGGATTCGAACCTGCAAAGCCACCCTAAGGGCTAGGCCCTTGCCCTCCGTTCGCCGAAGCTACTAGGAGGAGGTATACCAAGTTCCACTCACGTCTACCATGTAATTATATGCTCTGTTGTAAATACTGTCAATAGGTATTTAACTAGTACAGCCCAAAATGCAAAAGATAACGTTCAAAAACAATGAGATAACCTTCAATCGAATAGTCGCATACGGATGCAGTTTAACAGCCGGCATGGAACTAGCTGATGAGATTATTGTTCCAGAATTTACCAAAACAGAAATCGACGAGTACAAAAATAAAAATGGTATCAAGGGATGGATGGATTTACTTCAAACCAAAATGCCTCTGTCCGAAGTACTGAGAATTGAAAACAATCTAGCATGGCCAAAAATCCTAGCAGATCATTTCGGTGTAGATTATGCTAACAGGGCAGTATATGGAAGTAATAGTGATTCTAGCATTTATTTCATTGAGCAGGATTTGAAAACATTCCTAACACCATTTGATTTGATACTTGTAGGACATTCAGAGACTACAAGATATTTTTGGCTAGACGAGACAGGAACACCTAACCACGGTTGCATAGGTGGAGTTGACGACAGGTGGCCAAGTTTAGTATTTCACGATGAATATAAATCATTGATAAAATCTCCGCATTTGATCTACCAGTGGATTAAGGATATAAAATATTTAGACATGCTGTCCCAAAAATTAGATGGTAGGATACTACAACAATATTGTTCTCAAACTTATAAAGAAGAAGTTGTAATCAAGAACATAGATAAACCATCAGACATCTCCAACTTGTATTCGATCATTGATGAGGATTATTCCTTTAACTCTATTGTAGAATGGAGCAATCCAGATCATATACATAAGTTTACTCACCCTAAACAAAAATTTCATAAAATGTTTGCAGAACATATTATTAACAAATTATCATAACATGGAATTTTCTAGAATACCCTTTCATGATATAACAAAGTTTGGACAGCAAACGATGTTAGACCGGCCATTATTTAACGTCAGTTGGATATTGGGAAGATTTTGTAATTATAAATGTAGCTACTGTTGGCCCTATGCTAGGTCCGATGTTGCCGATCACCAACCGCTTGAAGTATATAAATCTACTGTAGACGAGATTAAGCGTCAAGCACGAGCCAACGGGTTTAACCAGTTCCATTGGTCGTTCAGCGGTGGTGAGCCCACAGCATACAAACACTTATTAGAGTTAATTAAACATTTAGATGATGGTCCGCAAACACCCTATCAAACTGTACACATGACCACTAATCTTAGTCCCGGAAGCAAGTGGTGGAAAACCTGGTGCGATCATACAGCATTACTGCAACGTAGAAGCATTACGGCCAGCTACCATGCAGAGTTTGCCAAGGAGCAAGAGTTTGGTGATAAGTGTTTACAACTTATACACGAAACAGTACATGTTACTGTTAATCAAGTAATGGTTCCGGAAAAGTTTTACGAAACATTGGAACGCTGTGAACGGTTACGTGCCAGAGGGATTAATGTAACTCTTAAGCCTCAAAGTAATGATACTGCCACAGCCGTGGTAGATGGATACACTGAAGATATGATTAAGATTATGAAGGACGATTTTGCCCAACAGGAAGGTTTTCAAATACGATTAACCGATGGCGAGAAAGATTATTATATTGATCAAGCAGAGAGATTTAATGCTTTAGGATTTAATCAGTTTACCAATTGGACTTGTAATAGTGGATATCAAAGTGTTATAATAAAAGGTAATGAGGTCAAACGAGCATATAGCTGTAAAGAAGAAGCTCTAGGTACAATAGAAAAATTTACTTTGTTTTCCGCACCACAGAAATGTGTTACTCCTCGTTGTGTTAGCAGTGCTGACTCAAAGATACCAAAATGCAAATAGATACAGAACATTTACATTACTGGATGCAAGCCATCCGTCAAAGTCCAGATCCTATGCGTACTATGGATGCCTTTTGGTCTGGTCAAATCAAAAGTAAAGAGTGGCTTATAAATCAACTTTCACATCGCGTTAGGGAGCCTGTTAGCATAGACATACACGGAGGTTGGGTTGGAGTACTAGCCAGCATGTTGTTTCAAAGCGGAATACCTATTAAGAATATTCGTAGTATAGATATAGATCCAACTTGTGAATCTATTGCCACTATGATGAACAAACAAGAAGAAATAGATGGAAGGTTTAGGGCGGTAACTAGTGACATGTGCGACATTCGCTGTGATGCTGATGTTGTAATTAATACCAGCTGTGAACATATCACCCAAGATCAATACGACCTATGGTTGAGTGGATTGCCATATAATACTTTAGTTATTTTACAAAGTAACAATTATGATATCCCAGAGCATGTACGTTGGCATAAGTCATTTGATGAATTTAAGGAAAGTTGCGGACTACATTTTCTTTGGGGTGGTGAGATGAAAACCCAGTTATATACTAGATATATGATTATAGGACGCAAACGTGTTTAATTTTACTGATCTGCATCAGATACATCTTGAGATTACTAACAACTGTCAAGCCAGTTGTCCTATGTGCTCGCGTAACATACACGGCGGCCTAGATAATCCGTTGATATCTTCTGCTGGTTGGACCATTGACGATTTTAAAAAAATAATGACTCCAGAAGTCCTTTCGCAAATTAAAAGTTTTTATTTTTGCGGAAACTTCGGAGATCCGATTCTTAACAATGATTTAATAAAAATGTGTGAGTACGCCAAAGAGGTTGCACCCGGTATGACTGTGCGTGTACATACTAATGGCAGTGCTAGATCAGCAAGCTGGTGGAAACAACTGGCAAATTCATTACCTGGCAAAAATGGTATAGTGTTTGCGTTAGATGGTTTGGCAGACACACACAGTATCTACAGAATAGGTACTGACTTTGACACTATTATAAAAAATGCCAAGATTGTTATAAATGAGGGCATAGAAGCAGAGTGGGTGTTTATTAAATTTAAACATAATGAACACCAAGTAGAAGAAGCAAGACAGCTGGCCGCAGAATTAGGCTTTACTACCTTTACAGTAAAAAATAGTGCTAGGTTCTTGTTAGAACCACAGTTCCCGGTGCTAAACAAACAGGGCGAAACAATTTATCATTTAGAACCAGCAAGCACAAATCAAATGGTATTCATTGATAAAAAGGTAATAGAAAATTATAAACAGGTAATGAGCACCATGACTATAGATTGCCATGCGGCTCGAGAAAAAGAAATCTACATCGATGCTTATAAAAATGTATTTCCTTGCTGTTGGTTATCTAGTATACCTTACAATTATATTGAAGACAATCCTATATCTGATGTAAGATATGCAATTAGAGATGAGTATGCAGATTTAATGAATACTTTGGGTAGTGTAAATGCTCTGGATAGATCTATTAAAGATATTATTGATTCCGATGCCTGGCAAACTTGCTGGGAAGAATATTGGACAAATAAAAAATTAATAACGTGTGCGAGAACCTGTGGAAGATCTAATGTTGTTTCTTTCGCACAGCCAAGGGATCAAAAAGAAGATGTCTAAAACTTTTTGTCCTTTGCCATGGATTCATATTGCCACACGCCCTAACGGTGATGTGCGTGTATGCTGTACTGCCAATGCAAGCGGTGCAGGTAGCGAAGATGAAAAAGAAGCAGGGCTTGTGCAAGTTGATGGTAAGAATATGAATTTGCGTGACTACACACTAGACGAAGTGTGGAACAGCGAAGCTATGCGTAACACTCGATTGGACATGTTAGAAGGCAAAGTTCCTACAAGTTGCACAAAATGTTTTGAAGAAGAATCAAAAGGCATTACTAGCAAACGTCAATGGGAATCAGTGGTATGGCAGGAACGCATCGATCTCAAAGCCACAGTGGCTAAGATGAGTAGTGATGGACGTATGCCTTTGGATATTCCCTACTTTGATTTACGCCTAGGTAATCTATGCCAACTTAAATGTATTATGTGTAGCCCTCACGATTCGAGTGCATGGATATCAGAATGGAAACTACAGTATCCTAAGTATAAAACTTTAGAACTAAAACAAGATCAGAATTGGGATGATCGAAATAGAGATTACACATGGTATCAAAAAGGCAGCTTCTTAGATGGCATGAAAGAGCAGGCACAGTATATTAAAGAATTATACTTTGCCGGTGGGGAACCTTTATTAATACCCGAACACTATAAGATACTAGAGTTTATGGTAGATTCGGGTAATGCTAAGAACTGTATCCTACGTTATAATTCTAACGGGCTAGAATTGCCGGAAAAGTTATTTGAGCTGTGGAGCTATTTCAAAGAAGTTAAATTTAATTTTAGTATAGATGCTGTAGGAGAACGAAATGACTATATTAGATATCCAAGCAAATGGGATGACGTTGTTGCTAACCTAACTCGTCTAGACGACACTCCCAATAATATTACAGTCAACATTGCCTGTGCGGTACAGTTATTAAATGTAATGAATGTTCCGGACCTTGTACATTGGAAGGAAAGTAAGAATTTTAAAAAGATTAATCTGCCTCCATATGGTGCTGGTTTAATTGGTACACACCTTGTGTATCTTCCAAGCTATTTAAATGTTAGAGTACTCCCAAAGCACTTGAAAGATAAAGTAGCAAAGCAAGTTGATTATTTCTGTTCTCGCAGAACAGACAATGCAGAGTTTATGCATAATCCGTATGGAGTCAAACGTTGGCGCGGCCTAGTTCAATATATGATGGCAGAAGACTGGAGTCATAAGATTCCCATGTTGTTAGACTACTTAACAGTAACTGATGAACAGCGTGGAACAGATTTTAGAAAAACTTTTCCAGAGTTAAAAGATTTATGAAACCAATTTCGATAAAATCTAACACTCCAAGTAACTTTATAAAGATCAGTTATAGTCCGACAGATAAATGTAACTATTCTTGCAGATACTGCTTTCCTGGATGTAATGCAGGATTGCACAGTTGGCCAACAGATCTAAATCTAATAGTAGATAATTTTTTACATCTTTTTGAATACTATCGAAGCGTTGGTAAAACTCAAATTGAGTTGCAAATTTTAGGAGGGGAACCGACCCTGTGGCCGGACCTTGATAAGTTTATCTATGAACTTAAAAAACATGCCAGCTTTAAAGCAACAATTCAATCTAACGGATCTAGAACTATGCGCTGGTGGGAAGAGCATGGAAATGTTTTTGATAAGGTAAATTTATCTGCACATCATAAGCAAATCGATTTAGCTCATTTTACGCAAGTCGCAGATACACTTTACGATTTAAAAGTATATGTAGATGTAAGTGTTTGCATGGATCCGTATGCGTGGGATCAGTGTGTATCTATGATAGATTATTTTAAAAAGAATAGTCGTAATAAATGGTATATAGGTACACAAAAAATTGAAGAGTCAAATCAAGAAAATCTATACACAGATGATCAACTAAAGTTTTTATCTAAGTCGATAAAAAGATACCCTAGTATTTGGTATGCATTTTCACAACGTTCTAATTTTAATATCAATCGAAGTATTGTAACACTTGATGATGGAACGAAACAAAAAGTAAAACATAATCAAGTTCAAATAAACAACTGGAATCATTTTTACGGATGGGAATGTAATATTGGAATTGATTCGCTTTACATCGACCTTCGAGGTTCGATGTCTGGATCATGTAATCAATCGCTTTACGGATTAGATACTAAATTTAATATTTACGATGCAGACTTCAAAGAAAAATTCCATCCATTTTTGAAGCCAGTTAAATGTAAACAGCTAGGCTGTTATTGTACTCCGGAAACATTGCTAACTAAAACCTTAGTCAAAGGAATGTCTGCCGCGCAGGTACAGAAGTTGCGATCACAGACTATAGAATCAACGGGTACATCAAACGTATCGTTGTAAATGTTGCCTAGACTACCACCGACTCTACAAGTCGCTCTGTGTACATCTCCGTCCCAATTAATCATTAGGCTTTCTATACCTGCG